ATTAGTTAATGCGAGTAATGGTTTTTTCTTATCGGCTGCTCTTTCTTGTTGTATTTCATCGGCTCTCGCACAAATATCTCGAACACTCATTGTCTTGAATCTGAGTTCGGGGAAGTGCTTCACCAATCCCGTCTCTTTTATCCTGCCGACTCCCGCAACATTATCAGCATCATCACCACATATAATTTTCATAACCAATGCGTTGGTGTAATGATGATTAAAATGCATTATATAATTTGTTTTCGTTACAGGTTGGTCTATGTTCGGAAATATTATTGTTATGTTCAAGTCAAGTAGTTGTGCGAAATCTCGGTCATTCGAGTAGATAAATATTTCTTCTTTATTATTGTGTTCTATGCAATAGGAAGCAATAATGTCATCGGCTTCAACATCATCGGCTTCAATTTGTCTGAGAAACAATTCCTCGGAATACGCCTTAATTCTTTGACGCTGATTGAGAATTGATTCCTCTTTTGCTTTTTCTCTACGAATCTCAGCAGCACTCATTTCAATCCTATCATGCCATTTTTTTGAGACTCGGTTTGCTTTATATGCGTGGTCGATTCGATAACGTTGAATGCCACCGCCTTCACCATCCCAAACCAACACGACTTTATTAATCATGTGTTCTTTAATCATCTTTCGAACCGTAGTTAAAAAGGAATATAAACCACCAATATGTCCAAAACTAGCGGTTTGTAAATCTTTTGCTCCGTGATACGAACGCTTTAAAAGATAAGAACTATCAACTAAAAGTGTCCTGTTTTTCATTCTTCGGTGTTTTTAGTAACACTGTCGTCACCAATTGTAATTTTACTCTTCTCTATTACATTACCTTCTTCATCCATATCTTTGGCTTCGATTGTGATATCGTCAACAGTCAGAGTTGAGTCTCCAAGTATATTGCGGAAGTGTAGGATATTCTTCTTCTTATATTCCTTAATACCAGCCTCATCAGTATATATGAATCCATGTGGTGTCGAGCCAATTTTACCCTCTAATGAGATACCACCTAGCGCACCATCAATGTGATTCTTGGCGATGTTGACCTTGTTTTCAAATCCGTAGTTAACGTCACGTAATTTACTTGCTGCTGTTAATCTCTTGGTTCCATGAGTAAGTATTCCACCGAAATTATAAATCATTCTTGCTCCGAACCACCAAGTTTCACCACCTTTATGCTTCACCACCTTATTCATGTTATCATACCAGATTTTCTGAACGGCAGCTATGGTGTTGGTATATGGACTGTCAATTTTCCTACTATTCGGAATTGTATTGTTTAGTATTGACATGAATGCTTTTTCATAAGCACCAGCATTCCACATGTTGTTCTGTGCAGTCTCTTTCACGGCTGCATCAATTGTTGCGATACAATTTAGTGTTCCAATAGAATCTATTCCAAAGAACAGGTCATAAGGTAAATTACCTGCATCTTGTTGGTCGATGATATAATATACGGCTTTTGCCATGTCTTCAATACTAGCTTCTTTTCTCTCCTTATTTTGTGCTTTTCCGAAATTCGTTAAAAGATATTTATTATTAATTAAAATGTAATCACCATCCCAATCAAAACCCATTAAGGTCAATCTCTGATTCCCTTCATCGATATTGTTTTCGGTATCAATGATGACGGGTAGGTCACCGTTCATTTGTGCATTAACAATTGCACGCATTAAAGCCGTTGATTTTCCTGTATTTGAATATCCACGGAATAGTGTTACATATCCTTTAGGAACTCCTGGCATGCCTGTTGCTTCTTGTAATGCAGTATCAATAGGAATCCACTGAAGTGGTTTGGATGGAACTTTTTCTGCCCCAATTTTCTTTTTGAAATTATCGAGACTAAAACTTTTCTTAGGTGTTGGTTTACGTACCGAATTACTCGGAACTTCTGATTTCTTTGCCATATTTTTCATTATAAATTACTTCTACATTTCTCTTAAATTAGCAACTTCTTTACAACATATTTTACATTTATTTAAATGTCCATCCCGCATTTGGGGATGGACATAAAAATCATCTAACTCTTTGTTGTTTCCACATCTAATACACTTTTTTATCTTATTTTAAGTGATTAATTATTAGATATATCAAAAGGGTAAATCTTTGTAATCAGACCCCATATCAGACTCAGGAGCATTCGCAACAGTATCTGGAGCATCAGCAGGAGCATCACTCACGTCTGCCGTAGCTGTTTCAGCAACAGGTTCAGACGCAACTGGTGTAGGTTCTACAACAGGTGCAGCAGCTTTTGCTTCAGCAACGACTTCCTTACCAATATCAGTTGCATCATCCTCGAATTCACCAACTTTGTCCTCAGTAATATTACTGATTGTGACACGTGGTAATGGTTCGGTTGTTAAATCACTTGCTTGCTCGAAATTCTTCTCATCACTGTCGAGATTCATTGTACGAGTATTGGCTTTCTCTTCCAAATCTGGACGACCAGGAAATACCCAATGTTTATTCGTTTGGTCAGTGTCTTCCCAATAAGGATTAGTACCGTTTGCACACATTTCGAGAAACTCGTATGGTGTGGTATTCGGTGCTTTCTTTGGTAAGAAAACATTTCTCCAATTAATGTCGTCATCAAGCCATGCTTGTGCAACATGTGGGTCGGCATGAAGTGGTGATTTACCTTTGGCAGTAATTGCGGAAATCGCTTTGTAAACGTGTCCGTTGAACTCACTATCAGTCATAATGATATTCAAGTCAGTACCAGTATTGGCATCACTGAAATCAGCTTGATGGTTTGTCATATAGTCTTCCAAGATAGGAAGAAGTTTGTCAAGAGTTCCTTGATTTTTGTAATTGTGCTTAAATCTGAACAATGTAGAATTTTTTGGCTTCCCACTTAATGGCTTCCTTGTAAATTTCAAGATTCTTGGCATGCACAACTAACTGAGCATCATTCAAGTTCTCTTTCTTAATCCCCTTAATTGAAGGGTCTTGCTTTGCAAGCCATTCCTTATGCTTTGCACATGAAGGACAAGGTGCAGGAACCATCAAGGGAGCACCTTGGTCGTTCAATTTAGGTTTTCCATCAGTTCCCAATTTGGCAACTTTAGGGTCATTGTGGGCAGGACAGTAGATGACTGTGCCATGCTTCTTCTTACCACCTGCTGCATTAGTAGTGAGAACATGGAAGAATGCTTCTTCAATGTGCTTTCTACCTTGTTGTCGGGGGAGAATTCTGAATGTCTCTTTAGACGCTCTTGGAACGAAATACTTCGCTAAAAGGTCTTCACGTGATTTTTTGCTTGTTGATTGAGATTGTTTTCTTTGATAGTCCGAAAACATAGACTTTAATTCTGACAGGTCTTGACCCGTCTGGTTCAAATTTTCATTCATTTTCAATTTGGTTTTACAGTAAAGTTATTTTTTCAATTATAATAATGCTACAAATATAGCCTTCATTCTACATAAATACAAGACTTTTTAAAAATAATCAGTCTTTTTTCAATTAAATACCAGAAACTTTATTGGAAACAACGGTGAACGATTGTGTTTGTTTGTTTTCGTAATAATTTCCATTCTTCATTCTTATTTGCAAGTAATAATCTTGGGGTATTAACCAAGACGTATCAAGATTAAACTCATAACCTGCACTTGTTCTATCAACACTTGTAAAAGGTATTACATCAACCTCATATTTTTCACCAACGGTTATGAATACCCTGTACTCAATATCCAAAGGTAGGAAATTATTTTGATTAGTGTATAACTCTTTTATTGTTAATTTAATTTTTCTTACATTTCCTGCCGTAATCTTCTCTTTTTCAGATATACCCCAAAAATAAAAGAAGTAGTTTTCGAAATTAATTTCATTTGATTGGTCGAACGTATAATATTTATTCTCTGAAATCAAATAAAATTCACCAATGTGTTGTGTTACTCTACCGTTAATAATAATATTCCACTCATCCCTACATATGACAGCATCAGGGTGGTCTTCTGAACTCATATTCAAACTGATTTTATATACGCCTTTACTGACATTCACAATCGAATCACCAGTTAATGTGTCAACGAGATTGTCTTCGTAATCATAAATGTCAACACTCGGTACATCAATATCTTGTTCAACACCACCAACATTCACATAAAGATATAATTCATTATCCTTATCCAAATAGAAGTAGTTTCTATCATCTTTAATCACGTCATCAACAACTGTCTCAATATAGGGTTCATACCAAGTATTGGTGTTCTTTGCGTGGAATGCGACAGCCTGTGTAAATTCTGTGATTAATTCTTCGTATTCATCGGGGAACTTGATTCCCAATCCAAATGAGCTTCCTGTATATGTTGTTGTTCCTGTTAATCCACTCACACCCATTTCTGTAAGTCTTTGATTCACGTAATCCGTGATATCAACATCTAGGCTTTCACTTCCTGTTTCAAATCTCTGAGTAGCAATTATTTCAGTTGTCCCGCTTTGATATGAACCACCACTAACTGTCCAAGGAACATCAGTTTTTCTATCATCCCAATTAGCTGCCTGAGTTACCACATCAGGATATATGATATCATTATAAATAAAATCATATCCACTGCCTTCATCCCAATCTTCATCAACATTGAAGACATCTAATTCAAAACTGCTTG